TCAAGACAAGCAGTCGAGGAGATATTTGGTGATATTAAAGATATTACTAAGAACTGCCCTGCTTGTAATTCACCTGACTGGATTGAGGACAATAGAGAAAAGAAACAAAAGGATGCAAAGTTTAAATCTATACCTGACTTTGGTTGTAGTAACTTTGGACAAAGTAATGGATGTGGCTGGGGAGGTTACATAAATAGTAGCACTTCTGAAAAACTTGTTCCAAAAGAATGGCTTTAGAACCTGCTGGTGGTTCTTTCAATATCAATAAACTGGTAGAAAAATTACAAAAAATCTATCCTGATTATGACTTTAGTAAGAAACCACCACTTGATAGAAAATGTAAAGTTGTCGAAGGAAATAAACCTTGCACTAAAAAAGATGTAAGAGATGTTTATTTGGACTCAGATGGTAATGAAAGGTGTGCCTTCCTGTTTAAACAAGTAGGAGATACCCCTTTCGCTGTTGAACAAAAAGGATGTCACGCAATCATTACCACTCCTGAAGAGAGAAAAAGATACGAACAAGGAGATATATTTTGAAATATACAGATAGCTATGATGATAGACAATCAGTTCCTGATATGGCTGATGAGGCTATGCAGAACTATTTAAAAGCTGCGAACCTTGTTGAGTTTAAGGACTGGTTAAAGATTGGAACAGACCCTAAAGAAAACAAACTTGATTTGTTTTGGTATGTTACAAAGGTATTACTTATACCTGATTATGCAGTTGTAAAGAATGGATTTATCTATTTAGTTGAGGTAAAAGGAACACTCAAGTTAAAAGAATCAGACTACCACAAGCTGATGGAAATGCAGTATAGAGCTAGAAGATATGACTTAGTCAAAGTAGGTTTGTTTTACTTCAAGCACCCTGATGCAGAACCAAAGTGGTTTAGTGCTGAGAGAATATATGATTTATGGATAGACCCAAGAACAGAAGAAGGACACTACCCTGAGAAGGATGTAGATGGAAAGCCTAAGTTATATAAGGTTTTGCCCTCTGTTTAAACAATGACTGGATAGCTTGGTCCTCGGTCATTAACCAAAAGTGTTAGCACACCAGGATGCGACCATAACCCAGTTCTTTGTGTAAAATCAATACTTTTATCAAGAGATGGGCATTGAAACCAGTGCCTGTCTCCTTGAGTTTTAGCACGAAAATGGTGATAATGTGCAGTTACTAATATGGAAGCCTGACCAACTGGCAACCATCCATACATCTGCCCTTTCCACCATTGTTCTATTTTATTCTCTGCGTTACCTGACCCATTTGTCATGTGACCATGAGTAAATGCCATAGTTTGACCCTTGACATCTAGTGTTAAGTGATAACCTTCAGGAATAATTACTTCTACCTTTTTATATCTATCAGGATTTGCCTGGAATATCTCATCCATTATCTGTAAATGCATTGTATCTGAGTTATCTAAACGACTTGTAAGAACCTGACCTTTAGAACTTCTAGTCATTTCGCCATGGTTTCCTGGCACACCTGACAAAATAATTTTATCTGCATGAGGTAAGAATGTCTCTACTGCTTTGAATATCATAGCCCTAGCAAGGCTATATTGTTCCAAGAGGTTGAGAGAAACATTGTGTGGTTGGCTGTCGTAGAAGAATTTTGTACAGTTTTCTGTGAGGTCACCCATTCCTATTAGGTAAATCTCATCTATTTTAAACCCAGTTTTTCTGTGATTCTTAAGTAGTTGCACACCATCTTGTAATGCAACATCAAATCTTTTTATTGTATTCTCAACTCCATAATCATCTTTTCCGAGTTGCCAATCTGAAAGAAAAAAGAAGAAGGCTGTGTCACCCTTGAATAGTCCATGGTCCTTTAATGGTGGCTTCTTAGCTGCTTGTTTAAACAATGACTGATAATATTTATCTCTGTTTGCTGATTTTCTGCGTACACTTCCCTTAAATGCAAAGAAAGTTTCAACTATACCACCTTTTAATTGTGCGTTCCAAGAAGAAACCTTAAGGATTCCATCTATTTCATACAATTTAGGGTCAAATCCCCACTCTTTTAATATCTCATCTGTTTTAGATTCGTAGTTGGGGTCTGTTCCTACATGTGTTATCTCACCAGTACCAGTGGTATGGTCGAAATCCATAGTAGGTTTCCAACCTGCTTTAAAAAAGTTATTACTATTCTCTGCAGGAATTGGTTTCTTCTTAGGCACAATGCCTCCTTCCTCTTGTCAACACCTATTTTACAATAGATGTTGCAAAAGTAGTGTATTTACTTAGATACTTTTTGAGTGCTAGAACCACCACTAATTTGTTTTTTAGCGTATGTTTTTACTACTGCAAGTGCAGCACCACCACCAGCTAATGCAGCTAACTGAAGTGTTTCAGCCTCTACACCAACCAATGGGGCAACTGTCAAAGCACCAATAAATGCTTCAACAAATGTCCATGCAGTTCGTTCTAGCATGTCTTTTAAGTCATCACTCATTCTATAACTCCATGCTTCGTTCCAAGGAGTCCACCCCACATCCTTCTTGAATGTCCCATCAGAATTTCTTTTTCTTTTAGCCTTTTCAAACATTATTGTATTACTTTCCCACTAAGTTTTGATTTCAAAGTAAGAACATTTCCATTTATTTCTTGTAGTTTTTCATAAACTGTACTAGCTAGAACTGTATGTTCTTTTGATTTATTATCTTCATCACCTTGTTTAAACAAGTTGTTGATAGTTGTATATTCAATACTTACAGGTTTACCTTGAAGAAGTTGACCTGCGACTTTAGCATACATCTTCTTGTAAGCCACTGTGCTACTACCAATAAAACCATCCTTAGATACTTCTAAGTCTTGTTGAGTTTCCCCTACAATCAAACAACCACTGGTATGCTCATCGGTGTTACCAGTGTGTATGAGAATATAAGTAAAGTTAGGTACATCCTGTACATGAAGCATCCCATAGTGGGCATTTTTATAGCGTTCACTGTACTTGGAGTGAAAACCTCCAGTTTTTCTAAATTGAATATCATAAGTTCCTTCAGGTATGCATGTTTCGTGCATGACTTTTACTGCTTGATATTGGTCCTCAAGTGTATAACACTCAAAAATACCATCGATAAATAGCAACCCATTGGTTGCATCTGTTCCAAATTGTGTTCTAACTACAGTCAGTTTCACCTATACCTCCATATTTACAATCGCATATTGATATATGCGTTCCATCTTCATTAATATAAGAATAGCACTTATTTGCCACCACAACATCCACCACCACAACATTCACCCATGCTACTCTCCTTTCCTAAATCCGATTGTTAATAACCATACAGCTAATGTAATTACTGTTGCAAGTCCTGTAACCTGTTGTGCAGAACCAGTAAGTGTTAAAGTAGCAATAATTAAACCAACCAAAGTCCAACTAAGGTTAAGTGTTTCTTTTATTGCTTGTACAAACCAGTTCCAAAGTTTGCTAATCATAGACTTCTCCTAAATACAAAAGCTGCCATAGTAGCTATTCTAGTCAAAATAACTGGCACTACCACCTCTTGCGCTTTTTCTTTTTGGTCACTTGTCATATCATCTCCTATACTTCCTATACTTATTTCTTCAAAATCTATATCTACAAAAGTTTCTATTGGATTCTCTAAGAATGTTTCAAACTGTACCTCTGTAACAACATCAGCGAGTGTATAGTTTTCTACATCTGCATTCTCTACAGCTCTTTCAACATACTCTTCTACAGCTTCAGCAACAACCTCATCTTCTTTTACTGCTTCAGCTATTATCTCAACATCTTCTTTTTGTACCTGGAGTACCTTTGCAACAACTTCTACTTGTTCTTCTGTAAGGTCCTCTACATCCTCAATGGCTTCTTCAACTACTGCCTGGATAACCTCTTGTACTTCTTCTGATACTTTTTTTAGTTCTTGTACACCTATATCATTTACTTCTTCAAGAACCTCTATGACTTCTTCTGTTTCTAGTTCTTCTACATATTCTTCTATTGCTTCAGCAACTTCTTCCTCTGTTGCATCCTCTTCAACGATAGGTATTTCTACAATCTCTTCTATCTCTTCAAGTTCTAAAACTATTTCTTCTTCTGTGAGTTCTTTACTATCTTGGTCTTTGACATCTTCCTCTTGAAGTTCTTCTTCTCTGATGATGTCATCTCCAGGTATCTCTTCATGTAACTCATCTTCCTCTATCTCCTCAAACTCTGTATCCCAGTCATCAATATCTTCTTCAATAATTATATCTTCAGGTATATCTTCGAAATTAATTTCTGTTTCTTCAAAAGTAAACTCTTTTTCAAGTTCCTCAACATTAATCTTAATTTCCTCTTCCACAATAATTTCTTCTTCGATAGGTTCAAGCTCTTCCATTTCATCTTTAGACTCCAGGTCCAATACCATATCATCATCTTCAGAAAGCTCTCCTTTGGTATCGTATTCTTCTTCATAGTCAATTATTATAACTTCTTCCTCAGGCTCTTCTTCTTGTTTAAACAAAGAGTCACAATCTCCACGCTCTATTTGAGCATCAGTCATATAGCAGCCAAACATTTCTTCATTAGCTTTACGCTCATTATCACGCTCAACTGTTCCATCTTCTACTTCATAGTCTTTATATTCTGAAATTGAACCATCATCCATTACAATCTCTATTGTTTTAGGTTCAGGTGGTGGAGGTGGTAAAGGCGGTGGTGGAGGTAAAGTTGTGGTAGTTGTAGTAGTTGTTGTAGGCATAATGTATTTAAAAGATATGTCATCCAACAATGACCAGTCATTAATTGTTATGGTAAAACTTTGTATAAAAGTATCTAAGGTATCGTAAATATTGTAAACAACATCTTCAAACATTGTCTGCACATTACTATTGTCTTGTCCTTCTAATACATTTGTCTGCGTAGTTTCATCTGTATGTGTGTATTCCACAGTGCCATCATTGTTTAAAGCACCAATTCTAAAACCTACTTCGTATATCTCTATCGCTAGTTCTTCTTCATCTACTGTGGTTGTTTCAGGTAATGTAAATGTGTAGTCGTTACTGTCATTACCATGTTGTTGATAATGTAAATTCATGTGAAAATCTGTCATACCACAACAAAACCAGTTTCCATTACTATGTATATCATCTATCTGTATATTGTTTTCTACTTCATTACCTTGAATATCTAACT